CATTATGTTCTCACCACCATTTACCTTTTGTCGGACAAGCTCATGTAGCTTATCTACCTACACCATTGGGTAAGGTTATTGGACTTAGTAAGTTAAATCGTATTGTAGAATTTTATTCAAGACGACCTCAAGTACAAGAAAATTTAACAATGCAGATACATAGACATATTGATGAAGTGTGTGAGAAAAATCTTGGTGTAGCGGTGATGATAGAAGCAAGTCATATGTGTACTTGTGTTCGTGGAGTAAAACACGAAGGTGTTATGAAGACTGCTAAGTTGAGTGGAAACTTCTTTGATTGGGAAGCTGCTCGAGATGAATTTTATGATTTCATTAGAGATTTGAAATAGTGTTTATTTATTTCCCTTCATTTTCAGTTGGTGGTTTCGGTGACGGACTTCGTAAAAATATAGTTCTAAAGAATGGTTTAGAATCAAGGTTTTATAGTAATACGTTTCCTGAAAAATATAGACACCCATATTTTTTAATTACAGCTGGACACTATTATAAGAAAAAAGATTTTAGAAAAGAAATGGGATTTCCAGATGACGTATTAGTAATAGGAGATTCGGGTGGATTTCAAATAGCATCGGGAGCTATTAAGTGGAGTAAAGAGTTTAGACATAATATATTTACTTGGTTGGAAGAAAATTCTGATTTAGCTATGAACTTAGACATACCACCGAAAATAAAATACAAGGGTAAAGTAAAAGAATGTTTAGAGATAAGTAAAGATAATTTTAAATATTTCGCTGACCATAAAACTGGTACTACCGATTTCTTAAATGTATTACAGGGGGCAGATGAATATAGTTTTATGCATTGGTATGATGAAGTAAAACAGTTTCCATTTGATGGTTGGGCTATTGGTAATATTGGAGGTAATATTTATAAATTTATTTCTGGTATGATGACTTTGTTGAATGGTAAAGAACATTTAAACCCTAATAGAAAGTATATTCACTTCTTCGCTACAAGTAGAATTCCTGAGTTTTTAATGTTGTCTCAATTACAGAAGTCTCTTACGGAGATAGATTCTAAAATGAAAGTAACTACTGATAGTTCAACACCAGATAGGGCTATAGTGTTTGGTAATTATTATACAAGTTTTAATCTTAAAAAGGGAACTTTTCAAAGTATAAATTTTCCTAAACACGAAGCAGCTGAAATATTAAGAGAAGTGGATGAATTTGAATTACCTTATGTGATTGAATTTGATAACAAGTTAGACGGTACAATTAATGTTGATGATGTAATAGAATGGAATGTTGATTGTACTCTTTCTATGAGACTACATAATTTTTATTTCTTTGTAGATACTATGAACAAATTAGATTCAGCTGTTAAGGGACACGATTATGTGTTATCACAATTAATATCTAAGGATATGTTTAGAGTTTTAAAATCAATTGATGAAATGGTAAAAAGTGATTCACCTCATAGGGTATTTGAAAAGTACAAACCACTTTACATAAAACTTAGTAATACGATGAGAGAAAAAAGTATAGAAGTAGAAGGTAACCCATTTTTCGATGTCTAAGAAACCGTCTAAAATAGTAGAAAAAATAACAGATGATATAGACCCAAAAGAAGTTATCTGTACAACTTACCAAATGAGAAATTTTTATAATCAACTTGGGGATGGATTCTTTTCTGGACTCGACGTAATGAACTTGATGCAACATTACAAAGCTGTTGAAATGATGAGTAGAGGTGATGTAGTACTGGATGTGTGTTGTGGTCGTGGTTTGTTATTACCATTAATAAGATATTATAAAAGAGAAATAGAAGAATATATTGGTGTAGATATTTCAGAAAGAAATATTAAGGAACAAGCGAGAAGGTCTGGTAGAAAAAGTATAGATGGTTTGGATTATTATCCATTTAAGGTTACTCACGTTATATCTAACGTATCAGAAATGTCAGAACACATTGATAGTAAAATTGATTTTATTGTTTATACTTCTTCGATAGAACACATGCAGAAAGAAGATGGTATAAAATCATTACAAGAATGTTACAAATTATTAAAACCAGAACACAAGATGTTTTTGTCTTGTCCAAATACAATCGAAAAGAAAGACCCGTATGATACACAATACGCTGCCCATTTATACGAATGGAATTTAGATGAGTTGAGTACTGAATGTAAAAATGTGGGTTTTGAAATAGAAAAAACATTTGGGTTGTATGCTAAAAAGAAGAAGTTTGATAAACTTATGGAAGGTAATGAATTATATAAAAAATTTAAAGAGTATATCCCTACACCATTTTTAATGTCGTTCTTTCCAGTAATATATCCAGAGTATGCTGACGAAGTATTGATGATTTTAAAGAAACCAAAATACAAATCGTTTGTAGGATTTACTGATGTATAAAAAAACTACTTGGAAAGAGTTAGAGAATGATGTAAATTCTATGTATGATTATATAAGAGTAATGAGCAGAGCCGTAGACTTTAAAGGTGTATGGGGACCACCAAGAGGTGGATTGATACTAGCTGTTATGTTATCTCATAGAACGGGATTACCAATGATTTCTAATTTACGATATTTAAATGATTACAGACCATTAGTTGTTGTTGATGATATAGCTGACACAGGAAAAACTTTGGAAGAAAGTAGAAAAATAAAAGATAATATTATAATGACATTGTATTATCATAAACAATCAACAGTTATACCTGACTATTGGGTACACGAAAAAAAGAATGAATGGATATTGTTTCCTTGGGAAACTGAAGAATCTACTAAATGAATTTGATATTTATAATAACAAATGGAGATATAATAAATGAATAACATGAAAACATCTATGGCGTTTGTCATAACAATGACTTTAGTAAATTGTTTTTTTTCTATCAATTTACTTAAGAGTAATTCAGAACATTATTTTGAAGAGATAACTAATTTAACTGAACAGAAACTTGAAGTAGAAAAAGAGTTAAATGAGTTTCTTAAATATGGTATAGTTGTCGATGTAACGATGTATCAACCAGTATATCCACAAACAGATAAAACACCAAATATTACAGCTGATGGGACTCGTATTAGAATAAGTAAAGCATCGGAATATAAGTTTGTTGCTCTTTCAAGAAATCTTTTAAAAAGGTGGGGTGGTCCATTTGACTATGGAGATTTTATTTTACTTAGAGGAACAAGTCATAAGGATGGTGTGTATCAAGTTAGAGATACGATGAATTCTAAGTGGGTAAATATGGTGGATATTCTTGAATCTACTCACGTTAAACCATACAAGTTTGCAAATGTACACATATATAAAATGCCTTGGTTAGATTAAAAAAGGAGAATAAAGGTTATGAAATTGACACCCGAAGAAATAGATAATAATTGGAATAAGTTAATTGATTTAGTTATAGAACATTTTGATGGAGATAGAAAAAATAAAATTATTGTAATGTATGAACATTACAAGGATAGAATGATGTTCGCTCCAGCTAGTGGTACTGATTATTTTCATTGTGCCTGGCCTGGTGGTTATGTTTATCATATATTGAATGTGATTGAAGGTGCTTTAAAGTTAGCTGAATTGTGGGGTGAACAAGGAGCTTTTAATAAGGACTATTCTAAAGAAACAATAGTATTCGCAGCTATGTTTCACGATTTAGGTAAATGTGGTAATTTGGAGAAAGACTTTTATATTCCCAATGACTCAGAATGGCATAGAATAAATCAGGGTAAAATGTATGTAGAAAATAAAGAGTTACATTATATGACACCAACTGATAGAGCGATATGGATTTTAAATCAGTTTGGAATTAAAATGACTGAGGTAGAATATTTATCTTTAAGGTTAGCCGATGGACTTTATGAAGAAGCCAATACAGGTTACCTTAAAAATTATGTAGAATCGCGTCAGTTAAAAAGTAATTTACCATTGATTATACATCAAGCTGATATGTTGGCTACTCGATTAGAAAAGGAAGAATATATGTTTGGAGAAGCACCAAATATAAATTATCCAAAAATATTAGACCCAGATGTACAGCAAGAAGAAGAAGAGGTTGTAGAAACTATACAAGAAGCTGTAGGTTTAGATAAAACAGAAACTAAGGAAGACCAAGTATTACAATCAAAACATAAAGATTTATTTGAGGAATTATTTGGAGATAAATGAAGTTTGATTTTGAAATCAAAGAAATAGATAAATTTTTGGCTATAGACTTGATACAAAAAAATCACTATTCAAAGGTAATGCCACGATTAACTAAACATTATCTCGGTTGTTTTTTAACTGATAAATTAGTAGGAGTTATTACTTTAGGTTGGGGCACACAACCAAGACAAACAATAAATAAATTATTTCCTGGTTTGGAAACAAAAGATTATTATGAAATTGGTAAGATGTGTATGTTAGAAGAGATGCCACGTAATTCAGAATCACAAATGTTATCAAAGGTTGTAAGATGGATGAAAGAATATACAAAAAATAAATTATTTCTTTATACGTGGGCCGATGGTATTGTGGGTAAACCTGGTTATGTTTATCAGAGTTTTAATTTTTTATATGGTGGTTATATTTGGACAGACATTTATATGAGTGAGAGTGGGGAGAAAATACATCCACGAACATCAAGAAAGTTGTGTGAAGAAAACGCTCGAATGTTAAATAAGGAAAAAGTTTTTTGGTTGACTTATGATTTTAT